GGTGCCAATCATCATTTCGGCTGACAATGAAATTGTGGCGGGAGAGGCCCGCGTGCTCGCTGCGCGGGAGGCTGGGCTCTCCTCGGTGCCCGCAATCCGCGTGACCGACTTGACCAAAACACAGCTCCGGGGCTTCCGCCTTTCAGACAACAAGCTGGCATCGCTGAGCAACTGGAACGACCCGAACGTTGCGCTCGAGTTTCAGGAGCTGCTGGAGGTAAACTTCGATATCGAGCTGACGTCGTTCAGCACCGCAGAGATCGACCGCCGCCTGGAGGTGGTCACGACAACGGACGAGCCCGATCCCGCGGATGAGGCGATCGAGCGCCCGGTACTGCCCGTGTCACGACGGGGCGACGTCTGGGTGCTCGGGGGACATCGTCTGCACTGTGGCGATGCAACCACGGCCGAGGCCTACGTCGTGGTTATGGGAGATTGCAGAGCCCGGCTGATTTTTCAGGACCCGCCGTACAACCAAAAGGTAAGCCACATCAGTGGCCTCGGTAAGGTTAAGCACCGCGAGTTTGCGATGGCCTCCGGTGAGATGCCAGAAGAGCAATTTATCAGTTTCCTCGATAAGGTTCTGGGCCTCGGCGCCGAATGGCTGATCGACGGTGCTATCGCCTACACTTGCATGGATTGGCGGCATTGGTATGAACTGAGCGTCGCGCATCGCCGGGCAAAGTTGAAACTCGTGAACGTCTGCATCTGGAACAAGATGACGGGCGGCATGGGGAGTTTCTATCGCTCCCAGCATGAGTGCGTTGCCGTCCTAAAGAAGGGCTCCGCGCCGCACGTGAACAACATCCAGCTGGGCGCGACAGGCAGGTACCGCACGAACGTGTGGAACTATCCTGGACTGGCGGGGTTCGGCAAAGGAAGGGATGCGGATCTTGCCGCGCATCCCACCGTGAAACCGGTCGCCTTGGTCGCTGATGCGATCCGGGACGCCAGCAACCGCGGCGATATCGTCCTGGATCCCTTCTCGGGCTCAGGAACAACCATCCTGGCGGCGGAGCGGACAGGCCGTCAGGCACGCGCCATTGAAATCGATCCTGCCTACGTCGACGTGGGCATTCGCCGCTGGGAGGCGATGACCGGCAAGCTGGCGGTCCTCGAAGCCACAGGACAGCCCTTCAGCGAGGTTGCGGCCGCGCGGTCCGACGCCGGCCAGATCGAACCGGCCACCAATTCCGTGCCGTACCGGGTTCGGCGCAGAAGCCGGACGACCATGATGCAGCCCGAGAGCGTGGAGGGCTGAATCCATGCAAGCCCGCAAGCGTACGCGCAGCTCGGTGCCAGCGTCGCCGACGAGTGAGATTGGCTACGGCAAACCGCCGGCGCACGGTCGGTTTTCACCTGGTAGATCAGGCAATCCCAAGGGCCGCCCCCGTGGCAGCAAGAGTCTCGCCACCCTCACCGACAAGGAACTGGACAGGATCGTCACGGCCAATGTGGACGGCAGGCCCGTCCGCCTACAGCTGCGGTCCCTGATCGTCCAGAAGATTGCCCTTGATGCTGCAAAGGGAAACTCAAGCGCCCAGCGCACCATCCTGCAACTAGAAGCCCAGAGGGCAATAGCGGACGGACAGGCCGCCGCCATTGCCACGTCTGTCGAACTGATAGCTGGGCCCGCTGACGAGGCGATCTTGGAACGCTATCGCCAAGAACTGTTCGAGGAGTTCCAGCGTCAGCTGACGACCTCCTCTGAGCCCGAAACCGACACTCACGATTAATCCCTCTCAACACCGCATCAGCGGCAACAACCACAAAGGAAGAGATCAATGATCAGCCAAACCGCCCGCGCACACGCCCTGGCAAAAACCAACCTCGACTTCTTCACCCAACAAGTGGTCGCCCTCCTGAACCCCGGCGATGCCTACACGGACGCTCCCCACGTGGGGGTCATGTGCGAGCAACTGGAACGCATCCATCGCGGCGAGTTGACGAAAGCCATCATCACCGTGCCGCCGCGTTACCTGAAGTCGACTTGCGTTTCGGTGGCATTCGCCGCCTGGGTGCTGGGCCACGATCCCAGTCTGAAGATCGTCGTCGCGAGCTATGGCGAGGAACTCGCCACCAAGCTCGCCCGTGACTTCCGCACGATTGTCGAGTCCGACTGGTTCAAGTCGGTATTCCCGCGGTTCAAGATCAATCCTCGCCGCAACACGGCGACAGAGCTTCAGACAACCTTGGGGGGTGGCAGGAGGGCCGTCTCTCTGGGTGGTCCGCTAACGGGTATGGGTGCCGACATAATCATCGTTGACGACTTGATGAAATCGATCGACGCCTCGTCGGCAACAGAGCGGGAACGCGTAAGAGACTATTACGAGCAAACGCTCTACTCGCGCCTGGACAACAAAGTCACCGGCAGGATCGTTATCGTGCAGCAGCGTTTGCACGAGGACGACCTTGTCGGGCACCTCCTGCAGAAGGGTGATTTCGATCATCTGAACCTGCCGGCGATAGCCCAGAAGGATGAGGTATTCCAGCTTCCCCGAGGACGGGTGTTTGGACGCAAGATCGGCGAGGCACTGAGTCCGGAGAGGGAACCGCTAGATGTTCTAAACGAGCAGATCCGCAAGCAGGTCGGGAACTCGACCTTCCAGACCCAGTGGCAGCAGGATCCGACCACTAATGGCGCTGACCTGCTCCGCGTAGAACACTTCAAGTGCTATGGCCCAGAACTTACAAGAAGCGACACGCCGTACATCATCCAGTGCTGGGATACTGCCATCGCGGCAGGTCCGCAGAATGATTTCAGCGTCTGCATGACCTTCGGGTATCACCCGCCTACCGATACCTGGCTCCTGCTCGACCTCCTGCGGGTCCGCAAGGAGTTTGCAGAACTTCAGGGCCTCGCGCGCGCCATCTGTTCGAGCTGGTGCGCCGATATGGTGATCGTCGAGGAGTCAGGTACTGGACGGGCTTTGGCTCAGGATCTGCACAAGCGCGGTGCAAAGGCCTTTCCTCATCCCGTCAGGGACAGCAAGGAGGAGAGGCTGGCAGCCGGTTCCCCCTTGATCCACGAGGGCAAGGTGCGTATTCCCCGTGAGGCGCCCTGGCTGGAGGCATTCTTCTCGGAACTCCGGAAGTTCCCCAACGGCAGGCATGACGATCAGGTCGATACACTCTCGCTGTTCCTGAACTTGCTTTTGCTGCCGCGAACGGACGCGATTGTCAGGGCTACGTTGGCCGGAATGAGGGGAGAGACCCAGCGGCGGGAAATCCGCACCTGGTATCCTCGGAAATCTCTTCGCGAGCACATTCTGGACTCATATGACCGGGACGCGCCGTCACTCCCGCTCAGTAGCTTTTAGCGCAATGGACCAGGGGCGGCGCAATGCATCGTCCCTGGGTCTGCCGCGGATCCGGCTATCTCTCGATCATCGTGAAACCAGCGCCGGGCCCGATGACGATCGTCGTCGGGGCACGGAGCACAGTCCCCATCAGAATTGAGCATATGGGCCAGGCCGCAGGGGGCAGAACAGGATGAAACGAGCGTCATCGGGCTGGCCGCTTGGAAGGTACGGGTACAGGTTCAATGCTGCCGCAATAGATACACTTGTCGCTCTCTGTACCGCGAAGCCGTGAGCAACCCGGGCAGTAGTAGCCCATAACGCCGATCGGTTTTGACGGGGGTGAGAGCGGCGGCGCGACGTCGGCATGGCTCGAAGGCTGCGCCCGGAAGCTTCCGCCACCGGCCGGGGCGGTCGTTACCGCCTGTGAGAGTTTTCTCAGTAGGGCGGTGGACCCAGAGACTGCCCCACAAAGGCTGCCGCCGGCGAACAGGACCGCCCCGATGATGGCGAGGCCAAGCCCGAGCTGTATACAGATGGTCTGCCAATGCATCTTGCTCAGGTTCGCCACTCGACCCGTGGCAACCACGCTTCTGTCCACGTCTACGCCGACGCCGATATCGATCGAAAAGCCGAAGACTAAAAACGGGACTGCAAGGCAAAAGCAGATGATCCCCGTCCGTCTCAAGAATGTTCCCTCATCACTCATCTTTGGGCCCTTTGCTGCCGGTTAGGTGACCGTCGAGGGCGACGGCCGGCCATGACGGACGCATCCCTTGCCGGGCGTGCGAAGTCCAGTGGAAGACTGGCGGCACGCGAGCTAGAAGTACATATTATAGTAGATAAACCTCGGATCGCTATTGGGTTGATCTGGGTGCATGGACATGCGCACCCTGGTCGGCCGAAACGTCTTGCGCCTGCGCAACCGGCAAGGGCTGACGCAGGAGGAGCTCGCCGAGAAGTCGGGATTCGGCCAGCAGTATCTCAGCGATCTTGAGCGCGGGAAGCGCAACCCGACGATCGTGAGTCTGTATGAACTCGCCCAGGCCTTGGGCGTATCCCATGTCGAACTGGTGCGCCCACCGCGTCGGAATCCCGCCAAATTGCGCCGGCAAACCAGCAAGTAGTCGTCATCGGCCGGCGATCTCACCGGCCATATGCTTGTGTTGACAGTCTGGGGCTGGCGAGCGACGTGTCTGCTGGACCATGGACAAGAGCGGTCTCACGCGGCGCGGATTGACGGCGGGGTTAGCCGCCGCGGTCGCTCCTTCCGGATCGGCTAGCGGCACGTCCAGCGATGGTACTTGGGCCACGCTTGTCCAGGAGCTATGGGCAGCCGAGCAAGCGCAGAAGGTCGCAATTGCCGGCCTCGCGGAAGCAGAGAAGGGCTTCATTACCCTTCCCGTGAGAAGACGAAAGGGAAAGCAGCCCAATTCGTACCTGGCGGCGCAACACGCTGAGATGGCGGCGGGTGAGGCTATCGAGGCAGTGCATCGGCGCATTGCGAAGACGCCCGCCGTAACGAAGCAAAGGCTAGCGATTAAGATGCGTCTGCTAGCGACTGCCTACGGCATCGATCCTGATACGAGGGTCATACGTCCGGGCGAAGACGACGACCTCGTGGCCTGCCTAATCCGATCGCTGATTGCCGATCTTTCTGATGAAGGATGAGGAGTATCGCCGCCAATCTATATTGACGACTTTCATATAGGGCATTGAGCTATAATAGCTGTTTAGGACGTTCTCAAATGCGATCCGGCCACCTTGGACTTCGTTGGCTCACCCCAGTTTGCGACCGAACCAAGACGGTCAAAAACCTAGCACCAACTATGCGCGGCTGGATCTCGACGTCGGGCGATTCTCACCCCACGAAGGATAGATTTCGCAGAAGATAACCACTCGCTCCATGATGCCCTCGTCCGAAAAGGCAATTGTAACGGCCTTGGCGCCTGCATGACCGGCGTAACACCAGGTCGCTAATCTCTTCCCCTCGACGTCGGTACTGACGCCAAAGGGGTCACCCAATTTTGCTGCTGCCTGCTCGCAAGTAGTTGTTCCGGGTCGAAACTCGTCAACCGCCGATCGGGAAAAATTGGTACCAGCTCCGCACCCGCGTATCACTGGCATGAGCAGACGCTTAATCACCGAGACAAGTGCCGAGATAGTGCGCGGCGTATACTCGCTCCAACGATTTACCTTCATATGTTTTGTCCTTTATCCGTGCAGGTGTGTCACAGTGTGAGGAACACCCTCATGACGTCGCTCCGGCGCCCGGCGAAGTCCAATGGATATGTAGACACGTATACCAGCGGCAGCGGGAGGACGGGTTGCCTGGCTCCATCGGCGTAGCCGGTGCAGTGGCAGCAAACGTAGCGTTGCTTTCTGATCCCGCCGACCACCAGCAGCCGCATTGGCCGCACCGGCTTCGAAATGTCGGAGATCGACGTCTTGACCGAGGGGCTGAGCGATAAGAAGGCCGAGCCGGCCGACGAGCTACCTCCGCTCGACCCGGGCCCTGTGGTCAATGCCTACGCCCGGTCCACGCGATCTGGGGAGCAACAGCTAGGCGCGCCACTCGAGATAGCGAGCAGCATCATATTCGGCGTCACCTAGACGTGTATCCAAGACTGCCGACGACGGATGAGTCCCACAGTTTGATGAGACACTGAAAAGGCGGCGGCAATCGCGCGTTGCGATCCATGCGCCGCTCGAATCGCGAGCACCTGCTCAACCGTCAACTTGGCGGCGCCATTTCGCTGTCCTTTGGCCATCCGAGCCATCGCGACCTTGTCTGCGTTGGTTCCAAGAAACAAATGATCAGGGTTAATACAGGCTGGGGCGCTGCAGCGATGAAGGACCTTCATTCCCGCTGGAATTGGACCAATGGCCACTTCGTACGCTAGCCGGTGTGCGCTATAATTTTGCCCCCGCCACACGAGACGGCCATAGCCACCGCGGTTCATGACGCCAGTCCACAGCAAGCAGCCTCCAGCCGACGCGCGGGCGTAGTGAGCCAGCTTCAGATCCAGTGCCAAATCGCGGGTCACCTAGCTCCTGCTCAGATCCTCGCGAAGGGACAGGAAACGAATGCGATTGTTCATCAGTAGATAACCCCTAGAGGCAATTTCCAAGAAGAGCACTTAGCTTGTCAAGCTATAGGGTACCAGAGATTAAGCGTGGGCGAAAAACTACATTGAGTTACATTGTGGAGTTTATGCACGTTGGTCGCTAGCTACGTGCTCAGTGTTCTTCGAACATTTCTATGCTGAGTTCCAACGACCTACATATGGGGAATGATAGCGGCAGATGAGCGAGCACTCTCAGCCAACGTCCGGCGGTGGAGATTTCAATAGGGAAAGTTGCTGATACCAGCTGAGAGGCAGACGCTGACTGATAAGGTCGACAACTCCCTTGCAGAGTGTGCTCCGGTTACCAATGAGCGCTTCGACCAGGTCTGGAGCGAGAAATGCCAATTGCATGTTTGCTCTCACGTAACTCGGAGCAAACCCCTCAGCTCGTGCCAGCTGGTAGTAACTTCTTATCTCACCACGTTCGCAGCGTTCTAGCCACGATGCCGCACGGCAGACCGCCTTCACGAGCGCGGCGGATGGCTTACCATCCTTCCGTGGGGAATTCCGCCCGAACTTTTGAAACGTCAGCGCTCGGCCCTCACGGACCATGACACCCGATACGACACTAGCTTTCGAGGATCCGGTCACATAGATCTCGATGCGATCTTTTCCCAGGACCACGCGCTCCACGATTTTGGATTGATCTAGCCGATCCGAGACCAGCTTGCCTCGCTCCTTATCCCCGAGATGAGTTACATGAGCGGCCACGGCACTTTCGATCGGCTCAGCCGGCACACGCGGCAGCGATCCCGCCATATCCTTACGGTTCTGCAACAAGGCCTGACTCACGTAGCAAGGGTACCGCTGTCCCCCGCTCTTCTTGGTGAAACTCGGGCTCATTAAGTTTCCGCGATCGTCATAGAGGATACCTGCAAGGGGCCGCGAACTAGATTTCGCGCGAGCAATACGAATGCTGGACCGATTGGCGTCCAGGCGCGCCTGAACGTCGTCCCATAACTCGCGAGAAATAATGCCTGGATGTTGCCCCGGATAGGTTTCGCCCCCATGCGGGATCAGGCCAACATAGATGGGATTGCGGAGCAGATAATATAGCGCACCGCGGCTATAGGTTGTTCCACCCCGCCTATTACCCTTTGTGGAGATCCAGACCTTGCTAACGACTCCCCGCCTTCTCAGCTCTGTGTGAAGGTCCGGCACTGCGCCTAGTCGCAGATAGGTTTCAAAAATATTGCGTACGGTCACCGACTCGGAGTCATTCGGCACGAGTCGTCGCTCGCGGATCTCGTATCCAAGGGGGGCGCTGCCTCCCATCCACATGCCCTTACGCTTCGACGCGGCAATTTTATCTCGGATGCGCTCGCCTGTGACCTCTCGCTCGAACTGGGCGAATGACAGCAGTACATTTAAGGTAAGCCTGCCCATTGAGGTCGTCGTGTTGAATTGCTGGGTGACAGAGACGAAGGAGGCGTTCATCCCATCAAGGACTTCGACTATTTTTGCGAAGTCGGCCAGCGAGCGAGTTAGTCGGTCGACCTTGTAGACGACCACAGTGTCAACCAATCCCTGCCTAAGGTCAGTCATTAGGCGCGTTAACCCAGGGCGCTCCATGTTGCCGCCCGAGAAACCTCCATCGTCATATGCACCGGCAACCAATCGCCAGCCTTCATGGGCCTGGCTCTTGATGTATGCCTCGCATGCCTCACGCTGCGCGTCGAGCGAGTTGAACGCCTGCTCTAGGCCCTCCTCCGAGGATTTGCGGGTATACACAGCACATCGTCGAGCTTGGTCCATTTTTCAATGCCGCCGTCGTAGACCGAAGAACGCCGGCCCTGACCACTTCGTTCGCGTGATCTTCTCGGCAATCTCGGACAGAGATTGATAGCGTTCACCGGCGTACTCGTATCCCTCCACTAGGAGAATCACTTGATACGCAGTGCCCTTCCATTCGCGCGTTAGAATGGTGCCCGGCTTCAGATGTTGCCCAGCAATTGGAGTGTGCTTTGGGTCTGCTGCAAATGCCTTATGAAGCCGACTTAGGCGGCGGCGAATTTCTGACCGCATCCCACCGTATGCGCGGACCTGCAACTCATATGCCAGGCGCCGTCTAAGAAGGTCAGCGCTCTGGTGTTTGGGAACGAGTCCGAACCGTTGTCGCCACAGCACTTGCAGCTGACCGAGATTAAGGTTCTCTAGGCTGGAAAGCTCTGCCTCTACGACAGGGTCAGGTCTGAAAGACATTCGACCTACTCCGCGATCCGGTAGACTCTCTCCTCTCCTTCGAGTTTTTTACCGACGATCTTCAGGCTGCGCTTTTTCTTCAAGCTCCCAGAAATAGCACCTCGAACGCTGTGCGGCAGCCAGTCGAGGGCACTCACAAGCTGCTTAATCGTGGCCCCCTCAGGCCGGCGCAGCAGAGCCTCGAGCTGGCTCAGCTTGGTGGTCGAAGTCTCGATTTTTTTCAGCTTCTTTTTGCCTTTGCTTCCCCTAACGCCAGCTTTCGGCGATGACGTATCTACCTTAATCATGATGCTGCTCCGCAGGTTGGATGCCGGACAGTCGGCTCGCCATGCATGCTTGCAGCGCGACTATTCTCAAGTTTTAGCCCAGATCATGGGATTGCTAAGATCGGGGCCGGGCGATCATTTCCGCCGGAATAAGCTCAAGTGGCGCCTTGCAAAGGCCACCTAGCGCCGCTAAATCAGGCCCTCGCAAGCGGCCTGCTTGGGGGATAGTTTAACGGTAGAACAATCGGCTCTGACCCGGTTAGTCTTGGTTCGAATCCAGGTCCCCCAGCCAATTTCCTCTTCTCGCTGATTTGGTTCTTGTCGCCGGTTCCCTGGTGGACACCAATCCCAGCGAATTGGACCGGAGATTAAGCTGAACACCAGCGGCAGCTGGGGTGATTCAAAACTTTGCTACCTTTGAATTGTTGGGAGGCTCTTGGATATTGAAGCTGGAAGAATCGGATTAAGTAGCCCGAATGTTCCTGACCCGGGACCGGCCGATTACCGCTCGCATCAGGCTCCTCGCCCATCTCGACGGGCTGTGGCACTTCCGAGATCAATACGTGCACGGCGCCGGCGAGATTAATGAAGACGATCAGCTCGCGTTGTGGATATGCGGGAATTGGAGCCGTTTCCCGTCTGGGAAACGCTTTAGCGAGGCACCCGGCTTACAGATCGTCATCAAAGCGGCGCCACCTCCTACCGAGTGAAGAACGATGAGCAATCTCTACGATCTGCGACTGAGCAGCAACGTGGTGGTGAAGCACCTGATGCGGCAACCCGCGAAGCTTGATGTGATCGTGTTGCTGCTCGCGAAAGAAGCCGCTTGATGACACCGTTGGCCCAGACCTACGCGCGCGCGATCGTAGGCTTGATGCAGGCCCACATTGACGGCCGTCCGATGAGATGGGTCGACCTGGGGGAGATTCTGCCCCGCCTTACGGTCAAGGATCCTGCGGTCGCGGCAGCCGCCTTGCAGCGTGCCATCGATCTGGGGTGGATCGTTAGGGATGGATCGAAAATATACCTAACGGACGCCGGCCACCAGCTGCGCTAATGGAGTGAGGCATGAAGCTCATCGCGCTGGGCTAGAAGCGACGAAAAGAGCTCCTTGAGACTAAACAACGAAAAGTCCGCCACGCCTTTCTCGGCACCGCCCGTGGACCTTTCCAGTCTCGCGAGATGGACTCGACATTCACCAATCCACCTGCCCAACAGATCAAGTCTGTCTGAGGTACGAAAGAATACTTGGCTGTGCTCCATGAACGGAAACGGGGAAGCTCGCCCCTCGCCTGCATCCACTTGGCGTTGTGATTGATCAACGCCCATCCTCAACTTCTCGATGTGCACGGTTTCCCCGCTTACTGCCCTGTCCCTGCGGGTTATTACCGTTTGAGCCCGGCCCGCGCGAGAGGATTGTCATGTTCCGGGAACGCCAGTTCGCCGCAGCACTACAGCTCTCTCTGGATCGGGGGGGCGGTATCTATTTGAGGCGGCAGGCGTTTTCTGGCCGCAAAACCCATCGAGTCTCGCTCCGTTGGCCCGGCCAATGCCCGCCACCCCGAAACCATAGTCCGCCATCTGGTCTGCGCCCTCTATGACACGATCGACGGCCAGCCGATGCATTGGTGGCCCCGCTCAACCTCTCGACAGCGACCGAGACCGCCGTTGCCGCGAACGAGGGCGGCCACAGCATCTGCGACCGAACCTTGCGAAAGGCTAGAATGCCGGCGCGCCGTCTGTGGGCTGCAGAAATGCCGCGACCCCGGTCTCGTTGTTGAAGATCGTCGGTGCCCACTCCCGCGAATCACAGGCCGAGCATTTCAGCTTCAGACTGCGGGGCCCGAGCGGAACTTCTATCAATCCCTTTCGATAAAGCCGCCTCGGTTTCTTCCCCTATCGTGAGGCTGCGGCTTTTTCAGCAATCGCGCGCGGCCTTTCAGGATCAAGGACCAATGAGCTTGGCGTGGAAAATCAGGTCGCGCAGGCGCTTCAGGCGCTTGGTCATTGACTGCCCTGTGCCAAAGTCTTGGGAACAATTTCCAAGATCCTATACCCAGACCGCTCAAGAGAGGCCGCAGCCATGTTCGCTTCCTTCAAAGACAAATATACAGCGGCGATAGGGGAGCCGCCGGGCTTCTCGGCCCAGACGACGTGCTTTTCGGGAATGTCTTTGTTCATGCTTAAGGTATAGCGCCTGTCGCTTGGCGGCGCGACCCTTGGCAAGCCTCATGAAATCGAAACTGACCCACTACCGGCCGTCGACATAGGTGATCCGTGCTCGTAAACATCGACGGGGATGGCTGGAAGGACCCGAAATAATCAAGCCAACCGGTCAAAACCATGCTCTTTGGAATGAGCGGGAATGAAGCAAACGTTTCAGCCTGGCACTCCAACAGGGATTTGGCCTTACTCGCTTGGCAATAAAGACTGGGGAGGCCACACCTACGATCTTTGCCAAGGGCATAGGCCTTGTGAAGGCACCAATGGCCACCCTGATTGGCAAAGCGAGAGCGCCCTATCTTGATGGGGTGCCTTTCCGGGCCCGGGCTTTGGACAATGCCGACGAGGCTTCCCTCCATCCATATTGCGCCCAGAATGTCGGGCTGTGATGGTCAATCAACTCAAAGGGCCTCCAGCTGATATGATTGCAAGGCATTCCCTCTCACTCGTAGGCTCCCTAGCGTTTGTCCATCTCTAAGAGTATCCATGCACTGCCGATAGACATTGCTGACACGCACCCGACAGAGAAACAATCTCAAGATTGATGGCAAACAGATGGATCGCTCAGATAGCTCATTACTCGTGCAACGTGCTGCCAGTGCCAGTACCGATCCTCTCCTCGATGAAGAGTTGAGGATCGCATTTTCCGGGCTGTCGGATGACTCTGGAATTGACCTCATAACATCCCTGGATGTTGCCAGCTTTTGTGCGGTCGGACTACGGCTTGCTGCCGCACTCCCCGCCGATCGCACCGACATGATCCTGCGGGCCTTCGACAAGGTGGCAAATCTAGCGCGACTTGAAGGTCGGCGTTCGGAAGCGCGCTTGGCGTTCGAGACCAAACTGATCTTGAGTCCACACGACCACAACGTTCGCTTCGCCATCGCAGAATATCTGGAACAGGAAGGAAACCTGACAGAAGCCTATGAGGTGATGAAGCCCGGCGCGGCCGCAATCAACCATCACCCGGCTTGGCTATTGTTTATTCGTGTTGCCTTAGCAGTCGGCGACGTCGACGCAGCGGCGCCTTATATCGAGCGCCTGTTCGCGCTGGACCCGACTGACCCGGAACTCAGAAGACTGAAGAGGGAAGCGGCCAGCGCCATTGGATCCAAGCAGCTGGGCGTACCCGGTCTGGATGAAGCTTCAATCATCAAGGCTGTCAACGCGATTGCGGAACTGGATTGGCCGCCGACCCTAGGGGACGCCCTGGCCGGCGTGGCAGGACGCCCCGAGGCGGGTATGGCGGTAAAGGCCATGGTACGCCTGTTCCAATGGAGGACGACGACGGATTCAGACCGCGGGGACCTGGGTCGCAAGGAAGATGCGCAAGTGCTGGCGGCCGTCGGCGCCGAAAGCTTTCTAGCCGAGGCACTCGCGCGCGCTCCCGTAGCGGCAGACGGTCACTCTCG